TGTGTTGATTAATCCGAACTGGCAATCCCACTTGGGCGCGACACTATCTACAGCAACCCAAGTTCAGGAAGCCATAATTCCATGTAGCATAATCAACGAGGTCCCTATTGGTAGAGAACGCAAAAGCCTGGTCATGATCCAGGACAGCAACGGAACCAATTTGGGAGTGGGAGTTCGCACGAAGTGTGGCAACAGCGACGTGCTGTTGACCTGTGCGCATGCCCTACGCAATATTCGATCCACCACCCCTGGTGAGCTATACATAGCTAAACATAACAAACAGGGGGTCTTGATGAGGTTTGAAATCACCAAGGAAGTGGAAGCTGAATTAGCGTGCCCCGACCCCGACATTGATGTGATTGCCCTTCGAGTGGAATCCTGTATATGGAGCAAGCTCGGAGTGGGCTCAGCTAAAGTGATTAAAGCCGCTAAGCGGAACACACCAGTCACATTATTTGGAGTCGCTGGAGGGGAATGGGTTTCCTCATCTGGTTTAGCTCTCCAAGGCACAATACCAGGATCCTTTGAACACACAGCTTCAACCCAACCAGGGTGGAGCGGATCACCACTGTTTACATCAGATGGCCAGTTCATTGGATTGCATCGAGGAGTGCAGGTCGCCAACCAATCTAACGTAGCCACCATATTGTGGCCTTTCTTCAACACCGAGGAATCCTCTGATAATTCAGGGGTGTTCAAAGAAGTAACTGACCCCACGGAACTGGATCATCCAGCTAGAAACACTAGGTCAGTTAGAGTCTTAGGTCGTGGAACGTACAAGTACACCGATACTGAGTACGCTCGGCCTAGCAAAACCGCTCGGGAAGTTGAGGACAAGTTGCGCGAATCGGGCAAAATGCTTTGGGCAGACATCGTAGATGACTACTTTGATGCTAAATACGATGAAGTGGAAGCTTGCGACCCTTTAAACTGCCAGCGGGGGTCTGGGACCAACCAGATCCCCACAACTCACGTACCGACGGAAGAAGTGCCCGCGTCCTCAGTGGAATTACCCCCTGTGGTCCGAACTCCTTCCTTGGGCACGTCAGGACATTCGCCCGATATAGTTATATCTACCCCCGCCCCTGTGAGGGACGAGATGCCTTCAGCTCCCCCGGTTGCTTTGATGCCGGAAGAATCCCCAGTTGCACTGGGGAAGAAACCGATGGAACAGCAGCCTGCGATGGAGGAGAAACTGGCACCCCTACAAGAGAAGGTCGGGGATATGGAGTGGGATCTAAACAACATTGGAGCTCGAGTGAAGGAGGTTGCTCTCCAACAGGAGCTAGCCTCCACGAAGTTAGCGGCCCAGATGGCTGCCCAACTGAAAGAAGCAATGGCAGACATGAAAACTCTGTTTCTCAAGGAATTGGAATGCCACTCCTTGAAGTTGGCTTCTCGAGTGTCCGATTTAGAG